TTGGTTCTCCGTTCTGGTTTAAGGTTTAGGTGGTACTTGTGTAAAATAAACAAGTGAGGGTGTCAAGGGGTCAGGATAAGCGCCAGACCCGCATGCCATACGTCTGGCCCTCAGTGCCCGACCGCGTCAACACGGCAACCTGCCTGCGACGCGCTGCGCTCATGATCCGGGCCCGATGCCCGTTCTCCTCGGTCCTCGGCACTGGGACAAACACGCTCTCCCCCACCACCATGGCGTCCAAGACAGCGCCAAAGCCAAGCGTGGGGTCGTCGCCCAATACCTCGACAGTGTGGGTAAAGCCCGGAGGCGGAGGCAGGTCGCCGCCATGCTCAAGACGCGCACGACGCAAAGCCTTGCTGGCAGGGATGCGGTGGTCGGAGGAGATTAGGAGAAGCATGGGTCTAGGCTATGCGAAAGACGCGGATGCCGGGGATGTCGTTCTCGTAATCCTTCCGGGTCATCACCGCCCACCCGTGCTTCTTGGCCTTGCTAAAAGCCGCGGCACGAGCCTGCGCAACCCCGTAGCGTGGGTGTATGTAAAGGCTGTCGCCGGGAAGAAGGTCGTCGATGATCGAGTAGTCCACACGCAGGATCGAGGCGTCACGCTCGTCAAAGGTAAGCTCCAGCTTCTCGTTGAACCCCTTCACAGCATAACGCTGTAGCTCCTTCCACTTCAAGAAGCTCAGGCCACGATCAATCTCCGAGTCAATCGGGGTCTTCAAAGATAGTGCCGACATGCTCATACCTCATGCTGTCATAGTTTGTAGTTTGTAATTAGTTGATGGAGACGGGTTCGTCAAGGGTGGTTCTCGGGCCTTGGGCCTTGGGCCTTGGTGCTTCGCGAGTTTCCCTAATACGGCCGTAGACCCCAGCGTGAGTGTGAAGCCCGCGTTGATTTGAGGAAAAAAAACTATTTGGTGTAAATGACAGTCATTTCACCCTTATAAATAAGGGTTTTCAGCATTTACAGGCATGTTTTGTTCTTTTACACTTGGACAGCATTCGTAAATGAAAACACCATCTTCTCTACCCTGCCCTGCCCCTGAGCGTTGTTGAAACGGTTGAAATGACGCTGGGAGCCACGGGCCTATAAGGGAAACTCGACTTTGCCCCACCTTGCCAGCCCGCTTTTGACGCTGTAGAGTTGTGGGAATACCACAAGTTGGAGGTTGATACATGGCCGAGCGTAAAAAGCCGGGACCTGTGCCCCGTGCGAAGTTTGACAAGACGGTCGATGCTGCCCCTCTCTTGAAGTCCGCCTTCGAGCTTGAGCTTGAGGAAGAGTACGGCCGGGAGATCACTGTCAGGCAGCGCACGTTCTGCGAACTGTATGTCGAAGGCAGGCTGACGGCCACCGAATGCGCGAGGCAGGCGGGGTACAGCCCCAACGCTGCCAGCGACATTGCCACCAAGCTACTGAACGGGTCGTCCTTCCCACATATCCCCCGATACATCTCCCAGCTTCGGGACGAGAAGGAGCGGCTGTACGGTGTCAGCCTGTCCGGCCAGCTTGAACGGCTGTACAAGCTGTCGCGCGGGGCCGAAGAGGCCAGCCAGTTTTCTGCCGCCATCAACGCGGAGAAGATCAGATCGGCACTCGGGGGCCTGACGGTTGACCGTCGCGAGAACGTCAACACCATCGACCAGATGACACGCGACCAGATCACCGCCCGCCTTGCGGAGTTGCAGCAGAAATACCCGCAGGCTTTCATCGTCGATGCCGAATACACAGAGGTGCCCAGTGGCCGGACCAGAAGCAAAGGTGTGGGCAAATATGCGGAAATATCTGCCCCCGAAGTGTCACGCGACGAGGATTGAGAACCGCCACGGCGGCGGTATTCCTGACGTGCATATTTGTATCCCCGGGGTGAGCTTTTGGGTCGAACTGAAAGCCTCGAAAACAGATGGCGTTTCTCTGCGCCCGCAACAGGCTGCTTGGCATGCGCGGCAGGCTTCATGCGGTGGCCTCTCATACGTGCTCTGCGGCTTTGCGCACCCACCCTACGTCAAAATATGGAGGGCCTCTGCGCCCTCTCCTACGGCCTCTGCGGGCCTGCTCTGCGGCCCCGCGCTGATCGAGTCTGACAGCATGGCCGATGCTCTGCGCCTGCTCTGCGCCGACGCTCTGCGGCTGAACGCTGAGCGGAGCTCTGCGGCTCTGCGCTCTGCGGGTGGAACGGAAAAGACCCCCGACCCGTGAGGGCCGGGGGCAAGGTGGCCGCGCCCGGGCGGATATGGGCGCGGCGCGGCAAATCAATGCTGCACGATAGCAACGGATTTAGGCGACCGTGTCGCAAGCCCGGCGCAAAGCTTGCAAGCTTCGCACGTTGTGCGCTTGCCCGCCTCTTTACTGGCCGGGCAAAGCACTTCCCGGGAAGGATCGATTTCTGAGACGTTCTGCACCACGCGGAACGTGCGCGCCCCGGCTTGCCAGAAGATCAGCGCTTGCCCGTAGGTGTCGGCCGATTGCATGACAATTTCTGGCCGATATCCCGATTGATGGCTGTATCCGGTCCACCCTGCGGCCTCAGACAAAAGCGAATCCCATACATGCGACGGCACGGCGGCGGGGTCCCCGTAGGTGCCAAGCCTGACCATGCGGCCGCGCCCGATAGCGGCCGGATCGACGGGCGCATACAGGCCCCGATGATAGGCGCGGAAAACAACAAGCGGCCCCTGCCCGAGCACCACGTAGCACGTGCGCATTTTTGCTTGTTTTGCGCCCGGGTCCGCCGTCGCGGTGCCCCGGTGCACACATGTTCCGCAGATCGAAATATCGGCCCCGGTTTTGCTGGCCTCAAGCGGGTTGATATCTTCCCGAATGATGTAGGTCTGCACCATGCCGCCCGTCTTTTTGTTCCGCTTGGAATAGACCGCGACCACGACAATAGGCGCGCCGTCGATCAGCGACGGCCCCCGATAGATGATGCCAGAAGAAATTGTTTCCCCCGCCCGCTTGCCAAGACCTTTTTTCATTTTGCCGTTCTCCGTTTTCCATTTGCCAAAGGCCCGAGGTTCAAGCCCCGATGCCTGAGAAACCTAGCATACTTGTTTGTTTTGCACAAGCACAAAGGCCCCCGGTCCGCGGAGCTTTTCACATTGCGCAGCGGTCCGGGGGCCGGGGTCCGGGGCTCTGCGGCCCGGCGCGGTTCTTTTATTGCTCTGCGGCCCGGCGCGCTTTTTAAATATTGCGCAAGCTCTGCGGCTCTGCGGCCCCGCGCGGCTTTTTCCACGTCCGAGGCCCGAGGAACGAGGGCCTCGGACCGCGGGTCTCGTGCGTAAGCAAGAGGCCCGCTGACCGCTTGCGCGGAACGCGCTCCGTTTCACTATGGCTTGTGCGCGACTAGCGCACTCCATTTTAAAAGGTCGTAGAGCGACCCGGTTGCCCGGGCCGCTCTGTCCTAGAACCGTTCGCCTGTCTCCTCGCCCCACTGACTGCGTGGGGCAAGTTGCTGGCCGCCGCCGTTGTATTCGGTGCCGCAGTTGCACTCGTTGGCCCAGCTGTCGTGCAGGGTCAGGTGCGTGCCGCAGTCGCATTGGATGGTGACGAACCGGCGCACGCGGCCGTTCCAGTTCTCTTCGACGAAGCCTGTTCTCTTTGCCATGTCAGTCCTCCTCCCAGTAGTCATCCGACCCGTCGATCTCGCGGGCCATCCGCTGGTAGATCGCATTCTGACGCTCGGCGGTGTCCCTGTCGTCTTCCATCTGGACGCAGCGCGACTCGGGGAACTCTTCCTGAACGTAGGCCCAAGCGGCCTCGCGACAGGTTGCGTTGAACGTGTGGCCGAACTCGCAGCCCGTCTCGTCCAGCATTACGGCGTGGTATTGTGTCATTTCCGTTCTCCGTTGTGTGAGTGGGGCGACGTTGCCGCCGCCCCGAGGTTGTTAGCCGAGGCGCTCGATGGTGCCTGCGATGTTGGAGCGCTTGCCGTGGGCCTCGAGCCACTCCGGCGTGGCTGCGACGAGCCTGCCGTAGGTGATGATCTCGTTGGCGTAGGTGTCGCCCATCTCGAACTCGCCCCAAGTGTTCTCCGACTTGGCCGCGACCATCCAGCGGGCGTAGCGGTCCTTGAGCTCGTTGGCGGGTGCCTTGTAGGTCTTGAGGACCCGCCACTCCCATCCGCCCGGTGCCTGATAGATGGCGTAGGGTGCGTCGGTCTTGCGGGATTTTGCGAAGGGGTTAGCCATTGTTTTGCTCCTTGAGTTTGTTGAGGTCTTCGGTTGCCAGTTTGTATTGACCGCGTTTGTAGGTCCGCCCGGTCAGTGCGGATACTCTGGCCAGCACCTGTGTGCCAGTCATTCGGCTGTTCTTGAGGCCCTTGGACAGGAGTGAGAGGTGCGCCAGTAGGAAGCGCGCCTGTACCATCGGGTCGGCGGGATTGGTGATCGTTGTCATGTTGTTCTCCGGGATGTGCCGGGGACATCGCTGCCCCCGGCGTTGTTGTCAGAACGGCAGGTCGCCGTCGTCCACGATAACCTCGATCCGAGGAAGCGACCTGATCCAGTGCGTGTAGTGTGAGTACTTCTCGACCACCGACATCGGGCCGACCTTGACCTCGTAGGTGTGGATGAAGACCGGCGCGTCGCAGTCTTCCTCGAGATAGACGACATCGCCCTGCCGGTAGCTGTAGGCGCTGAAGTCGCTTGGCGCGAAACCGATGGCGATCAGGTCCACGACGGGAACCTCGAGCCAGCCGTGTGACGGGTCGGTGTGGAAAGTGAACTGTGTCATAGTGTGCTCCTGTTGTGTGAGTGGGGCGACGCTGCCGCCGCCCCTGTTGAGATTAAGCGTGGTGCTCAAGTGCGTTGGATGCGAGACGCTTCATCATGTCCGTCAGCGGGTTGATGAAGTGCTCGTCCATCCCGAGGTCCTTGGCCCGATCCATGACGCGACCCAGCATCGCCATGAACTCCTCGTGCTCGAGCTCGGCCTTGGACTTGAGGCCCTCGATGTAGACGTGCGCCTCGACCAAGCTGTCCGAGATCAGCGACGCGTCGTCACCGTAGAAGGACTTGTAGGTGTACTGCGAGTCGTCCCGAACCTTGAAGCTGACCTCGATGCAGGTCGCTCGCCAGTCCTTGGTCGAGACCGAGAGCGTCACCTCCGGGTCGATGAAGTCCCGAGCCTTGAGCCGAGCCTGAAGAGCCTTGATGGCGACGTGCAGTTCGAGAGCGTTAGTATTCAGCATTGCCGTTTTCCTTTTGTTTGAGAATAACGAGCCACAGCAGCAACATGCAACTTGGCGCGTACCTATCCTCCCAGCAGAAGCAGTAAGGATAACCTCGCCGCGCCTCTTGGCCCGGCGAGGTCGGGGTCGGGCCTTGAGGGGCCCGACGACCAGATTGACATGTGGCTTGTGATCTCTGATCACAAACACATTTCGATCTGGGCGCTTGCCCCTTATCTGCTGCTTCGCAAAAAGCGGGACGCGCCAAGTTGCATGTTGATGTGTGGTGTATAACCGATCAAAGGCGGATGAACCCGCGCGGCAGGCTGAAGCGGAGCAGAGCCCGAGGAACGAGGGTCGCGGAGCGCAAGCCGGACGCATGGGCCGATCTTGATCGGGCGAAATTCGGAGCATAGAAATTGTGATCACGGGGGGTGCGCGACCGCGTCGTGGTGCGATGCGCACGTGATCACTATTTATATGCGGGGTGATGAAGCAGGCAACGGGTCGTAGCCAAGGGGTCAGGGGACCGGCCTCTGAGGTCCCCGAGCATTGCTGCATGGGGCACGTGTGCCCCTACGCAGCGATGCTATGCGATAGGGATCGTTACCGTAAGGCCAAGACACGAGGCACGAGTGGCTTGGTGAGGAGGCGACGAAGGAGCCGACGAGTAGAGCCCGGGCCGACGAAGGAGGCATCGCCCATATCTCACAGAACAAAGCGCATACCTATGTGCGTCCTACAACCTTGATGCAGATGCTCTACCTCTGGCATGCCTGTCTCCTGCTGCGTCCCAAGGCTCTCGCTCCCGGGGTAACTGGACCCAAAGTCCCCCGAAATCCGCTCAATGCGGATGAGGGGGACCCCCCTTTTTGGGGGGCCGGGCGCTGCGGTCCGGCTTATATTAC